GGTGTAATTTTTTTAAGATGTGTTCGTGTATCTATTCCTATTAATCTACTATTACTGTTTGATTTTGTCTTTCTAGCTTTTCTACTCACTAATGAGACTCCTTTGAAAGTTGGAATCCACGGTGAAAAATTACATATTAAATTTAGACTCTGTTTTTGCTGCGCCAGGCACTTTGGCCACTCTATCTAAAACATTCTCCTTAAATGATTGTGGAACTTTTTGTCTGCCCATGCGAACAGGATCTCCAATACTTGGAGCGCCAGTAAGAAATTGTTGGATTTTTCCTGTGATTTGACAGCTTGGACAAGAGCCATTTAAATGTTCTTCTCTTTCAGCAATACGACACCAAACTTCAAATTCATGATCACAATCTGTACATTTAAAATCATATCTCGGCATAATATTATTACTTCTCCATAATGTGTTCTTGCGTGAATTTATTTTTCACAATAGTATTCCATTGGTTAAGTTTAATTTTACATTTTCTAATCAATAAAGGATCATTTGTGTTATTTCTGACATAAACCCATTTTCGTCCTACTTTAACCACAACAGTCCTTCTTCCAGAACCAATTCGAGGCATTTCATCCTGTAAGTGAACTGAATAAATCTGTTCTTTCATTATAAATTACCTCTACCATTATATATCTCTAACCATCTCTACAATATTGCGTTTCACGCATTTTTAAAAATAGGGGGCATTGCACCCCCTATCAATTTTACTCTTTAGTTGAAATAAAAGTATACAACTCTTGAGCCTTTTTCATAATGTCTTGAGGGGCAGGCATTTCTGGTTTCAAGTGTTGTGTATGTTGAACCAAATCCTCAACACTTTTATTCCATGTCTCTGCAGTCGCATTCAAAGTTTGCCAATATGTATCCATTGCCATATGGTAACTTTGTTCAGACATATCTTTTGCCATTTTTAAAACTTCTAGTCTAATTTCAAATGGATTTTTATTACTCATCATATTTCTCCTTTTCTGTGTGATGTGTGTAATTAGCAACTTTATAGGAAGTTGCCACCTTTATTATATAGTATGAAAATCAGAATGTAAAGCGAACTCCAACTGATGTATCTTCATATTCAAAATCATGATCTGCACTTACATCACTGTAAAGAGAAAGTGCAGGAGATACTGCATATGAAACTCCTAAATTAACACCGTCAAAATTAATTGTATCAGATGCTAAGTTACGATCATATGAAAAATCTGCCCATGGACGTAACACCAATCCTTGTGGAAGTGCCATTGTGTATCCTAATTCAGATGTAAATTTTTCATTTTCCAAACTATATTCAACTTCGCCATCTACATGGCCTCTAATTCCTTCTGCCATTGCAGATGTGCATAAAAAAACCGCCGAAGCGGCTCCAACTAAAAACTTTGTCATTTATTAAATCCTTTTACTATGACTGCGGGCCCGTTTGGTAACAAGGTGGAACCCATACCCCGCTGATTATGCTGCTAGAGCAAACTCAGGTGCAAAGTTATCGTTTGCGTTTAGTTTTGTTCGACCGAATATCGTAGGTCAACACGGTAATCTACTCTCATCTCTACACACCTGTCGATCCTAGTTCGCCCCCATCATAAACACACTGCAACCTAAGATTGCGACTCTACAGGAATTACTGACACCGAAGTGTACTCAATGTGTTTATGGTGGAGGCGTTGGGTACTGCCCCCAAGTCCAGTATGTATGTTGAATCGTATCAACAATTACAATTGTATTTATACACTATTCTTTTCTTTTTGTCAAGCAAAAAATAATATAAAAAATATAATGTATTAATACAACACCAAAAAACTCATACATTACTATATTTTTTTCTGGTGTAAATATCATTAAACTTTTTCCAAATAAACCTAAGAGGAATAGAAGGATAAAGTAAGAAGACATGGGGATACTTATAAAGTAACCCCAACTTATTTTCATACCATCAGCTCAAAGTGTGGTGCGTCAATAAATGGGCGTCTTCCTTGAGAGCGTCTTAAATCAACATAGGCGTTCATGGCATCTTCCATGGAACCATCCCACTCCCTAATGTCATCAATGTGCCAGGCTGCACCCCAGCGGACTGCCACACCCTCTTCTATTGCAGCTGCCTTCATTGCATCAGCAACCTCATCATACACATTGAGTTCCCAGACGCCACGGCCTCCAACATAGGCCATTAAGTCTACTGCAAGTCCATCAAGATGTTTACTCTTCATTGTTTGACTTGCGCCCTTTGCAACTAAAGCCTCTTGTTCTTCGAGCGTTCTTAAACCTTGAATCACTCCAAAATCGACCTCAGTCATTTCGATGGCACGGCTGACAACTCTAACCATGTCATCATGAACACCTTCTAATTTAGAAAGTGATCTATTCGATAATTTAAAAGCCATTTTTAATCCTTTTCTTTTTCGTTTTCGAAGTTAGTAAATTTAAATGTAACGTCATCTGGAGTTAAAGATACGTTATAATCTTGAGTAAAAGAAATATCGGAAGTATCTAAAGTAATATTCATACCATCAGTAATATCCATTCCATCAAATGTGATAGAACCTATATCATACTCCCCAGAAAAAACATAATCATTAGAACCAGTAGTCAATGTTATATTTTCTTCTTTTTCTTTCTTAGGAAATTCAACAATTTTTGCAGTATTATCTAAACCGTTAAGTCTATTATACATTTCTTCTGCACTTACAGAATATTCATCAAACAATTCTGCTCCTACAGTAGAGTCATAGTCTTCATCAGTCACACCTTCCACATGCTGAATTTCACCTTTCTTAATCCAATCAAATCCTGCTGCAATCAAAAAGATTTCGATTTTCTCCAACACTTCACCAAGTGTTGCATCTGTCGCATCGAATGAATGAGTAATAACCTCATCATTACCAGCATCGGTATGTACACTACTAAGCGTGTACTTTGTACTGTAATCTATCATTATTAATCTCCTGAGAATTTCTTCTCTGTCTGTTTATATATGCCTGTCGTTGCCAATATTGTCTAATCCTTGACCTTGCGTCACGCAATCTAATCCTTAATTGATTTATATTTCTCTTTTTCATTATATACTCCACAATTATATAGGTTATTAAAAAAAACTATCAATCGTAATATCTGCCTTATATCTTGCAATATTACTCTTATTATGTTTTATATCATTACTATGAATGAACGGCATATCATCACACCATTCGTATTCTGTTTCGCCGGGCCTTTTAATTTTCCATTGCAAATCTTCATCCTTTGGATATTGATTTGTCCAACAACATGTAGAATTTCTATTCATATATTTTCTATCTGTCTTAGTCAATGGATAGATATATCTGAACTGTTTACCCCAAACTCTTGAAAACCCCATATCACCCATTTTGGCGTCATTTGGTCGAGGGCCATACTTCGTATCATGTCTACCCATCTCTTTCTTCATCTTCCTCTGTATAGTCCTAAAATGTACCTTCTCGCCTGTCTCAGAGACATATACATCAGACCATATAAAACCACCATAAAGAAAGTTTGCAGACTGGTAAACATATCCTGGCTTTCCAACTATTCCATCTGCCCAAGTGTACAGATATTTTGCATTTGTATTTTCACGCATCCACTTTACTGTTTGGGACAACATTTGGGATTCGGAGTTTCTAGGCATAGAATCATCCATGCACATCTTTCCAATTTCAAAGTAATCAGAAGTTGTCAAATCTGGAAACATTTTTTTAATTGTTCCCATCGGATTGGTTCCCCATCCTAAAGTTAAAACCCCAACTAACTTATCATCTAAGTGAAACCCTAGATAATGTTTAGTTAGTCGAGGCATAACTGCAGAATAATGGCGTTCTGCAACAAATACAGAAGCATTATTCTTGTGAAGGGGTCTTATATCATACATTAAACAACCGTGTAATCGCCCATAGTGGTTCGTTGTTCAACTTCATTCCACATATTTTTTTGATCTAGATAGCTCAACATATTTTCTGGAGTTGTTTGTACATATGGATCATCATCACTTCCATCGTTATTAATGCCTGGCTCTTGCCACCAATGTTCAATAACACCGTCATTAATAACACACATATATCTCCAACTACGCATACCAAACCCTAAATGGTTTTTGCCAATTAACATTCCCATAAATCGAGTAAAGTTTCCAGAACCATCTGGAATAACTTTTACATTTTGAATATCTTGTGCCTTGGCCCATGCATTCATAACAAATGCATCGTTAACCGAAATGCAGTATACTTCGTCAATACCATATTCTTTAATCTTTGAATAATTGCTTTCAAAGCCGGGCAATTGATATGTAGAACAAGTAGGTGTAAATGCGCCAGGCAAACTGAATAAAACTACCCTCTTACCTTTGAACAGATCATCACTTGTTACATCTTCCCAGCGATATGGGTTTGGGCCTTCGATTGATTCATCTCTGACCCTAGTTCTAAATACCACACAAGGTGGCGTAAATCCTTCTATCATACAGCCGGTTCTCCTCTCATCATAAATTTTCTTTGTTTTCTAAAATCTCCCCATACCTCACTCGCCTTAACCTTTATGAAAGGTTTATTGGTTTCTGAAGTATTTGGATTTGGAATTGTAAGAACTACATTCTTACCTTGTTGCCATGCCTCTCTTTGACGAATTGCGTGTGCAAGAGTACCCTTTGGGTTTTTGGTTCTATTCTGCCGTGACACACTTCGCCGTTCACCCTTAGAGGTGTAATTTTTTCCTTTTGACTTACCACCCATTATTCTAAATCTCCATACTCTCTGAGTCTTTCAAATCGAAATGATCTCCATCCATCTTTTTCTAAATCCCAAACAACAATAAGGTTTGGATCTTTTTCTTTTTGAACTGAGCCTTCTGCTTCTACTGGATTATCAGGCCACGGCACGATCTTCGGGTTTGTCGTGCAATGCATTACTCTTAGAGTTCCGTCTGCCTTTTCGAACACCACTCGTTGTGCCTTTTCTTGTAGGATTGCCTTTAGTGTTGGTGCGTCCAGATTTGACACTGGACTTTGTTGTTGCATTTGCTGTGCCATTATTTTTCACCTTTTTTGTTTTTACATTTTTACCATTATCGCACGTTCTTTTGTATAAGTCAAGATAAAATTGCCAATGTTTTTCAGTATTATTATATCTTGCATCATATAATATACTCCAATCACCCATTCCCCAAGACAATACATGTCTACCATGTTTTGTTTCCTTAGTAATTGCGTACTTGGCGCCGCCAGGGAATTTTATTTTTTTGTCGATTAAACTAGTATCGAACTTTTGTCTTGGTGGGGGTGGGGGATACGAACGAGGTTTCTTTTTTGGTTTTGGTGGGGGCGGTTTTGGGCCCTTATACCCAATCTCATACCACTTGGGTTCTGGTGGTAATGATGCTGCCCGAGCGGCCTCTATCTCTGCTTTGGTTCTGCGCTTCCTCTTTTGTTTTGGTTTTGAGGATTGAGACTCGGCCGCTCGGGCGGCTTCCATTTCTGCCTTTGTTCTTCTTTTCCGTTTAGGTTTCGCTTCCGTCTTCTTCGCCATTATCATTACCAATCAATTTTTCTACACTCTTGTCATCAATGACTTCACGCATATCCATGATTTTTTCTCGCCCTATTAAATCTATTATAAGATTTGTTAAGTCGATTTCTTTGCGAATGAAAAACATTTTATTATTTAATTTTTCCAACTCTCGCTGATAATATTCAAGCTCTTTTTCTTTTCGAACCTTTTGTTCTATTATATCTGTTAGAAGAATTATTTTTCTTTCTTTGTTTTCCATCCAACACCTATATGGTGCCGCTAGAGAGATTCGAACTCCCGACCTACTGATTACAAATCAGTTGCTCTGCCAGCTGAGCTACAGCGGCGTATTCTCTATTTCACTTTCTCTTTCTTTAATCCAATCCTTTAGTTCACATACCTTTTTAACATACATCGTATATGCTTCATACCATTCTGTATCTCCAGTAAGTATCCATTGTTGACTACACTGATCGGCATTCTGAACTAAATTCTTAATTATGTTTTGGTATTTGTCTCTAAATCCAAGTGACACAACTGTTCCTATTCTTTTAAAGTTAACTCCAACTTAATTAGAATGGGCTTTCCATCAACAATCATTGCAGCATATGTATCTCCACTTTGAATTTGCAAATCCTTGGGAGACTGACTACTATTTAAAAGTATATTCCCTGCAACATCAATATCAAAATTTTTCTTCGCAGTTTCCATTCTCATAATATATATACATCCTTTACATCTGATAAAAAGTATACTGACATGTAATCTCTTCGCCTGGCCAAATATCTCTAATGGCAACAATAAAGAACCTACTATCCTTTCTAATCTTTACTATATTAGGTTCATCTGAGTGATTATAAAAAGCGCCCAATGGAGTTCTTTGCAAATTTTCTCCCCAATAAAAATGCGACATTCCGATCTCAGTTCCTTCTTTGATCGGCTTCACACACCAAAGACCAAGGCCATGTATATCTGATTTTTTTATTGTTACTTCTTCTGGTAAAGGTTTATACATTTTTTATCAGTGTCTACTCTTTATTTGGCTCCCAGAGAGGGGTTCGAACCCCCGACCCAATGATTAACAGTCATTTGCTCTACCGACTGAGCTATCTGGGAATATTCCTAAATTGGTCGGGGTAGCTGGATTCGAACCAACGACCCTCTGCTCCCAAAGCAGATGCGCTACCAGACTGCGCTATACCCCGATAAATTTTTAAATACACATGACTTGCAGTCTTTCAAACCCTTGTCCTATGCACAGGAAAGCAGGTGCATCTACTCTCATGTGTACTTAGAAATTTATTAGTGTGGGCAGGGTTAGGATCCTGCAACGAGTCACTGGCAAACTTCCTGTCTAACTTGACTCATACCTGTCTGCATCCGCTAAGACGAACCGCTAAGTTCCTTCGACATTACCTTATCCCCATTTGCAAGGGATTATTCAGTCACCACAATCCACAGGCCGTCACCTTGGATTTTTTATTTTTGGAGCGGATGAGGGGAATCGAACCCATGTCATTAGCTTGGAAGGCTAAGGTAATACCATTATACGACATCCGCCTAAACTTCAACATCAACTTTACTAACTGGTTCGACTGTTCTTATCTTTCCAGTTTTATCGTATGTTCTATAAACTTCTTCAACTCTAACAGAGCCTCCAAAATCTTTATGTGTTACTACAATGTTATGAATTTTATCACCGACATTCAGTTGTCTAACATACTCACTCACAATTCTTACTGGCGGTACTGGTGATACTTGCATTATAGTAACTCCGAATAAAAAGGACAGTAGGTGTTCGTAACCTTAGCAGTTTGAGGGGTTGCAGGCCGCTTTATTTTCTTATACATTAGTCGCCTCTTCCTACTGTCCGCCCCTGTTTAATCTTGTTGGTTTCTTGTGAGGGATTTCCAACTTCCCACCTGAGTCTTCTATTTAGTGTCGTTTTCAGGCTTAACCGTGTTTTTATTCACTCGACAATAATTGGCCTGCCCTGTAGGATTCGAACCTACGACCTACAGCTTAGAAGGCTGTTGCTCTATCCAGCTGAGCTAAGGGCAGATTTCTATGTTTCATAAAATAGTCATTACAAGTATTAATGTACCATATATGAAACACTTTGTCAATATGTTTTAATTTTTTTCCCTTAACCTTATCCATTCTTCATGAACTCTAAGTTGATGCTCAAGTTCATGAACTGTGTCTTCTAATAGAACAACCTTTTTAAAAAGATGTTTAATAAGTTCTCTGTCAGAGATGCCGAACATTTTTGCTTCATCATCGCTAATACGAACATCCGAAACTTCACTTTCTAAAAACTTCATCACACACCAAGAATTCTGGCAACATCATTGTGTCCAGTTTGAATTCTTCCCCCATCACGCAACCAATCTTCTACTTGTCCAAAGTAGAATGCAGCATCTTCTTCTCCACGTTCCTCTAAAAGAACTTTTGCATGTTTACAGAAAGTAGTCAAAGACATTGCATCTATTTTACTACTATCATTCATTGCAGCTGGTTTCCAATTACCTCTTCGTTGATTACTCATTTTTCACTCCCAACCATTCTAAGTTTCATATCATCACTTCTAACGAAGGCATTTAAAACAAATCGTCCAGTTTCATTGACTGCATAAATCATTATACTTCTGAAACTATTTTCTTTATGAAGTTCGTATGCCATTTTTACAGCATCTTCAAAAGTTTTTGTTTCACCTACTTGTTTTGTTGAGGTTTGAGGTTTGAATGCTATAATACTATAACTTACTGCATTTAATCTAATATCTTCCTCATACTCATCCAAGTCCATCTAAATTCCTTTCTTGAAGAAATTTAAATTGGCAAAATACATGTGTTCGTATCTATTCCACTCTTCATCAAAAATTGTTTCCAACTTTTCTTTAGAAAACTTTTCATACGCAGACTCAAAAAACTGTTTCTTGGCAGAATCATAATCTAGCCCAACAGAATAAAGTTTACCTATATTATTTTTTACTTCAGATATTTGTGACATTGTAACTCTCCATCAAATTGACTTGAACAGGGATTTCTTTTGTAATAGTATGAAGTTTTTTTATGATCGTATTAACTTCATCTTCTGTCAAGTATCCCTTAATATCATCTTCAATAATGCCAGGCAAATTTGCAAATTCTCCATTGATGAATACGGCGATCTCATAGGGAGCATTTTTCGAACCATATGCACCTTCACCACTAATAACACTCAATTGATGATGCTCACCAAAGGATAATAATGACTGGAAACCGCCAGGCATGTAATCCTTTTCAATCATTTCAAAATTTGCAAGTTTCATTTTAAATAGTCCACTTCCTTTGTTCTTCAAAAGCGATTTGTGCCGCTTGATAGTAATCACGATCTTCATCATTCATGTGACTGAAGTAAAGTCCAACTTTATCCAGTTCAATCATAAACTCTTCTGGCGACTCAATATGTCGCTGACTTTCTAAACTCTCTTGTACAGTATCCATAAGAGTTTTTATTTTTTCTTGTATTTTCGACATTTAGAACTCCTTAACTATAATACTTAGTCGAAAAAACCAAAAATGTAAAGTAACATTCTACATTTCTCCAATTTCAAGTGACCAATATTTACCATCAGACTTAAGTTTTGCAACAACATCTAATGCCTGTTCTTCCGTTAGAGCTTCCCAACGGAATTTTTCTTCACTGAATCTTTCTTTCACTTCAACAAAAAACATCTAAGTACTCCTGATTACTAGTTTCCAAAACTACGATGTGTCCAAAATTATCTTCAAACACTTTAAGGAGATTGAGATAATCTCCAGATTTCATATCTTGTATGATGGACTCCGAATCTACACCACATATAGAGGCAAGTTTTTCAGCGATTCCAAAAAGAACAAATGCGTTCCCTTGGGGCCCGTCCAAATCGATATGAATTTTTTCATTGTATTTTTTTGAGCGAACTGCCATGAATTACACTCCTGTGAATTCGTAAGGTTTGTCCCACTTACCTACATTGATGTCTAAGTAATACGCAGTATCGAAATAATCAATCATCGCATCACTATTGTCATACCACTTAGGGCCATCTTTAGAGAAAGCACCTTTCATAGCGGCAACCAACTCCTCAAAGAATTGAGAAGCTTCACCGTACTGATCTGGGTGGTAGGGATTTGCTTGGAAGTAACCTTCGTTGGCGTAGTAGGGCATGTTCCTGCGTTCTGATATCTCTTTGTTTTTTGCATTGGCGATACCAATTAGATCAAGAACACCACTCTTAATGTTTACTACCAAAGAAGAATGATTGTGAACACCAATCGTTCCCTTGAATCCGTACTTCTTAAGTACAGATTTGATCGCAGGAGCGAGTGATTTTTTCATTTCTTGGGAAACATATGCCATAATTTAGAACCTCATCAGTTATTTCATCATCTTACATATATAATATAATACTTTTTAGGGCGAATGTCAAGCCCTAAAGAAGAATTTTTTACATATTTCGTCAATTTTTTCCTTGCCCAATTCCCATTCGTAGAGATAACTCTCTAATTTTCTATAACAATATGCATCCGATTGAATATCAAACGGATCTGCATCCTTTTTTTCGACTTGGTACATGGTTCTGAGGGCGGGAATCCAGCTACAATCATAAATCATCATAGCCTGTTTTAGTGCAGATTTGAAGGCACTAAGTTTTTCTTTATAATATTCTTCATAATACGCTTCGATGTCGGGTTCTGGATAATCTGGCTCTTCCCAAAGTCCATCTTCCATCAAACCAACAACATAATTACCCATCTTCGACATGTCTTTCACCTCTTTTGTTCACTATATTTTACATAATACAGTAATATTATGATAAAGTCAAGAATATTTTACATTTTTTAGTAGTCTGTTAGGTATTTTGACCAGTATTCACTCCAAAGGTCTGCGATAAATTCATCAATTTCTTCTTGACTCCAGTGCTCAACGAGTTCTTTTGATTTCAAACACTCATTTTTTGCCTGTTCCAAACTTTCAGACTCCTGTACGGCCTGAATTACAATCTCTTCAAATACTTCTTCCTTCTGGCATTGCTGTTCAGCCAAATGCATTCGGTTAAACTCCTAAGAATTTCCATCCGTGAGTAGTGATAAATGATTCAGATAAGTCTTTTTCTAATGAAAACGCTTCAATTTCCCATGGACGTTCTTCATATTTAGTTTCTGAGGGGATTTGGCCACCCTTCCACAACTGATGCTTGACTGAATGTTGTACTAATTCTTTACGAACATACTGTTTTACATGAACCATCTCATGTAAAATTGTTTCAACAAAGTCTTTTGCAGATAATTTGGAATCAACACGGACAATATACCAACGATCATCATCGTCAATACAATCTCCCCAGATGCCTTCTTTACCATTTAAGTCTGGAATAAGTTCAACTTCGACAACAACGTTTCTGTGGCGAGGAAATAAAATACTTTTAGCAAAAGTTACCGCTAACTCTGCCAGTTTTCTTTTATTTTTAGTGGAACCTTTGACATAGAGTTCTTCAAAATCTACCATAACAACCTCTAACTGTTCCCTATACTATTAATATAAGTACTCTACATACAAATGTCAAGCTCTAATTTAAAGATTTTTTATTTTTTTATCAGGTTTTTTTGTCAATTCTTTAACTATTTTATGAAACTCGACTGAATCTTCTGGAATTACTTTTTCCATTGTGTTTAATAAGACAGTTGCGCCCATACAGAAACCTTCATAGTGTGCCTTTTTCCAAGTTCTGGTGAGTGCAATTACAAAGAATAACCCGATGGTGATTATCATCCACCATTCTAGGTACATATATTATCCTTTTTAATTATATTTACTAAAGTAATCATTTATGAAGGAAGGAATTCCTTCTAAAATAAAATCTTCTTTAGTTTCTTGATATGCCTTTACCTTTAAACCAATCTGTATCAGTATCCATTCAAGATGTTCTACACGTTCTTTATTTTCATTCCGTCTATAAGGTAGAGGTGGGTCACTAAACAAATCTAGTTGTACTTCATGCATAATATTCTCCATTTTATTTATTATTTTTTAAGAATATGCCTTCTCTAGAACCCAAGTCATTGCAGATTCCCAACCATCTCTCCATGCCTGTTTTCGAAAATCATCATCCACCCAAGGGCAATTTTCAAATCCAAGTCCTTCACGGCATGCTAGTGCGCCTTGTTGAAATGCTTCTCTATATTTCACAATAGTTCTTTTATTATGAAATAAACTTTTTTCTAACTTTTCCATGATGAAAGTTTCGATAAATTTACAACGACTCCAGTATTCCACTTTTTAGCTTCAATAAGAGCATCTTCTTTAGTGTTAAATGTTAGAAAGGGCGAGTCTGACTTCCAACCATTCCCTTCTCTAACATATTCATATTCGCCCTCATCGATTTCGATTTGGACTCCATATACTATATCCATATTTAGTTCCTTTCCTAAACACTAATCTCCAAAATGATTCCATTTTAAGAGTTCTATATTGTCATCATCGTCTTTGCGAAAACGCAAGTATCCTTTGTCGATGAGTTGATCTAAAGTGTTTTCGATTGCTGCAACATCACTTTCTTCTTTGTTTCCACGGCCCCAAATGAAACCAAACACAGTAAAAATGAATGCAGTGATTAACAACCAAGCTTCTATTGGCATTTTTTGTCTCCTTTAAGATTTCGATATAATCTAGTATTCTTCATCCGCAAGAGCATTAAGAGCAGGAATTGCCCAGAACATTAGAGTCAATCCAAGAAGTGAACCAAGAATTGCTTCCGTAAAGGTCGCAGTATTCTGTTCAAGTCCACCAGCAGAACCAAAAACTAACAACATTCCAATCATAAAGCGAATCATAATCTAATCCTTTCGTTATTTCACTATAACATTATGACAGATAAAATGAATCTTGTCAAGCAGTTTTTTCAACCCCAATCTTTGAAGTTTCCATCTTCTTCGTTATCATCATATCCTGCTTTGTAGGCCATGATTTCTTCGGGCGTCATATTCTCAATCGTTACAGCATTCGATTGATAAGTGGCTCCTACAAAGTAGTGAGGCTGAAACCCTCTTCGATAATAACTATCCGCACTTCCTCTATCATAAGGGCCTCCATGACGTTCATCATACTTACATTCACTCTGTTGTTCTTGAGCTAGTTTATTCCACCATCCCATTTCGCAATTCCTTTCATATTATATTAAAGACTTTGACCAGACCGATTTGACCAAATTTTTGACTCGTTTCTATTTATACATATTACTATAGAATAACTCAGGAGTCAATAGAAAATGTCTGAAGGAAACCCAAATAGAACACTGGAAAGAATGCGAGTCTTAGAAGAATCTTTGAATAGTGCTCATGATAAAATCAATTCACTGGAGATGGCACTCTATCTCGCAAAGAAACAAGAGAAAGAACTCAAAGAAAAACTTTCTACTTATGCACTACAACTTGAAAAGAAGAAATCTTGGAATCCCTATCGAACAGACTGAGAACTACTTTCGAATTCCCTTTAAACAATCCGAAATCAAACTGACAGTTCTTTTAGACTGAACAATCTCATAGTGATTACGATCAATTGCATAATAGTCAACATCCTCTCGACTTATCATTGATTCCATTGTGACTACGCCATCATTCTTTCCTGCTATTAAAGGAACATCTCCAGTTGTTGTAATCACCTGTTTCCAAGGAATTGCAATCTTAATCTTTCGTGACTCTGTGATAAATCGACTGGTAGGAACGATATCTGCAAACAATTGATATTGCGGTGCAAACCATCTTGCCCACGATGCGACTTCAGAACCACTAAATGGTGTTGCAAGAGAAACTGCAGAGACAGAGTTATATGCAAATTCTTCCTGTAAGTAGATTCCGTAGATGCCTCCTAGAGAATGCATGATATAAAATAACTTGTCATTAGGACGCATTTGTTCTCTCAACGTTTCCTTTAGAAAGTCTAGGTTCTCTTCTGCAGTTGCATCTTTGGAATTATAGTTAAGGTATATTGGATTCTTTGCATTAATGTTCTTTTGAATGAATGCAAAGGTTCTTTCAGTTGCAGTTGCACCGTGAATGTAAACAATTCTCATCTCTTAAACAACTCCCAAAATCTTCCAAGAAGTATTAAAAGACCTCCAAAGAATAACCAAGTCGTAAAGGCGCCGAATCCATCATAATACCAAACAAATGGCATTGCACCAATCCAAACAGTCTTTGCAAGATAAGACTTCCAGTTCCATAGAATGTATAGAAAACCATCAAAGGAACGTAAAGACTTCGGACGTTCTGGGCCAAAGTCTAGTTTTGGTTTCGGTGTATCCTTATTCATCCACCAAACCCACCAACAAATAGGAAGAAAAACAATGAGGAATACAACTAAATCAGACATTAGAGAACTTCTTATTCACTTCTGAATGTTTTCTTTCATCTTCTCTTACACATTTTATCATATCCGATAAACGTGCATTCTGATTCAAACCATAATAATCAATTGCAATCTGTGGTGCAGCAACATTCTCTATTTGTTTATTCTCTATCATTGCTAGGTATTCTGTGTAGGACTTGACTGCTTCATCTTCGAAGTAATGTATCATAAGATGCGCTGTCTTTGGAGTGGTAATGTATAATAAGAAATAGAAGTTCCAAAAGACTACCTGTGCAAGTAGAATAATACATCTTTCGAACCAATTAGGTTTTGCAATTTCTATAAAGAACATTAAATGCATACGTTCATTTTCTGCTTCTGCGAGAAGTTCTCTAATCATAGGGCCGTAACCAGTCTTTGCTTGTCTTAGAGACTTGAGATGAATCCACATTCCTGCAACCATGCCTGGGACTCCTGCGATTGTTTCCAAGACAACTGCACGATGTCCATAACGTTTTGCAAAGAATGTATCTGCAAAGAATCTAAAAAACTTTGTCATGCTTCTTGCAAGTATTTCTCTCATCGATTACTCTCCGACTTCTCTCTGAATACAGATACCCTGCATATCTAAAGGATAATATCCATTCTCTCCACCAGCCGTCACTGCAAGTTGTTCTCTGTTTGCAAAACATTCATACATTGTATTGTATGTTCCTACGTTTGTTGCGACTACTTCAGTTTCCATTAAGACGATAAACACTAATGTCCACATTATTCTCTTACCTTTCTCCAAGCATCTTCAAATCCCTCTAACCAGATCTCCATGTCTTCTCCTGCGTAATCATACCAGACTCTTCTAAAGTATCCATCTGCAGAATCCATGATTGTATCATGAGAGGCGTTGAGATGCCCCTTGACTAACCAGAATAGGCGATATGCTTCTTTTTTCTCCATAAAGGTATTTAGAGATTTTGCCCCCAAAAAAAAAATTTTTAAAAAACACTTTTTGGGAAACTTACAGACTTTTTAGAGGCGTGTCGGGTGACTATATCATTTCCGCAAGATTTTCTAGGAGTCCCATAAATTTAAAGTTACACTCCAAGTATTTTCCCAGATGACAAATAAAAAAACCCTTAGAGAATCCTTGCAGACTCCCTAAGGGCAAGTCACCATTATCTAAGGAGATATTTCAGTCAGTTCCTAATACTACTTAGGTAAAATATCATGCACCGATGGTCAAGTAATAGCCATCAGCACTCACAGTCACATACTCATCTTCACTACTCATTATTCTCAATTCACTACCTGTAAAATGAATACAGGCTTCGTTCATGATGTCGTAATCCTTTGAGAATATTCTAACATTCTCTATAGGATCTTTCCAATTCTCCATACCAGCTGTCAGTTCATCAAAGGCTTCTGACAGAATGGATTGTCTTTGCATATCAAAAACAGTATTCATAGTCTTCTCTCCTAACTCATAGCACGAACATGTTTACCTACTTGTCCGTCTAAGAAGTCTCCCTTACTAGCCCAATTACGAAAGGCTGAACACTCAGTTTCATTTACCATACATGTGGCAGCTAGAGGACAAGTATCACAAGGACATGATCTCTTATTCAGTGGCCCTAAGATTTCTTCAATCTTCTCAGAGAGAACATCAGAGAAAGTATCAGGAACACCTTTCATAGCTTCAGCATCTATCCAAATTTCATGAGTCATTCATTCACCTTTCTAAGAACATTTAAATTTATCTGAATCATCATCAGCATAGTTAATATAACAGTTTGTCAAGAAGAAGTCAAGCACTTTTTTTCATTTTTTCCAATTTTTTTTAAATAATTTTTCTTCCTGAGCATAAGCAGATATCTCCCAAGGCTGTGTCTCGTAATTACAGTCATAATAATTACGGCCTTTGTACATATATCCGTCAACTAATTCTTTCTTGATTATTTGTTTTGCGTGAACCATCTCATGAGCAAGAGTAGTCATCATCTGGTTCATATCTCCAGACTTCCAGATATCGATATAGACAACTTTCTCAGTACCCCAACAGAGTCCAAGACAATCATCTAAATCTTTTCGAAAGCGGATTTGAATAAGGCGGGAATAATATCGATTAATACCTAGATCTTTTTCTAGATCTTTTACATATTGGTATACTTTTGCAGAGTCTTTAATACGTCCCAATGCAATCGCAGCCATACAGTAATATCTCTAACCAAACAATATGCATATTTTCGCATTTTCTGAGAATTCTGTCAAGCAATTTCGAAGGTTTTTTCATGAATTTTTTCGATAATTCTTACAGATATCATCGATAATATCTATGATTTGTTTCGAAACCCTCAGCGGCGAGCAGAAATTTGCTCCGCAGATTTAGACCAAGGGGGTAAAAACTGTAGCCTTCGTATTTC